GGGCACGACCCACACCGTTCGCGTGCAGTCCGCGTACCGCGCCCCGACCTCGAGGAAAGCCCCGGCGAAGAGGAACAGTCGGGTGCGCAGCGAGGACGACCACCCTTCACCCGGCGTCGGGCCGTCCCATCTGTGCGGGGTCTGGAGGCCGAGGAAGTCGGGCCCGGCGGTCACCAGCGTCCCCACGGGCCCCAGGGAGCGGAACTCGATCGCCTCGCCGTTCCCGCCGGCGTTGGCCCACAGGGACAGGTCGTCGGCGCTCAGCTGCACGGGGCGAGCGCGCACCGGGCCGTGGTCGCGGGCGTCGAGCACCAAGCGCAGCAGGGCGCGCCAGGGCAGGCGGCCAGCGTGGGGAGCGGCGGGCACGGTGAGCTGCGCGACGCCCTCAGTGAAGCGGAGGAACTGGTGGCCGTCGGCGGTGACGTGCTCAACGGTGACGCTGTCGGACGACTCCAGCCAGCCGCGCAGCGCGATGGCGTCGTCGTAGCCGACGGGGGCCGTCCACACATCACCCGCGACGGGAGTGCGGGCGACGGCGAGCGTCCGGTCGCTGCACGCGACGGCGTGGAGGTGACCGGGGGTGCAGTCGAGGATCAGCGCGTCGAGGTCGCTTGCGTCCTCGTCCGCCCGGAAGAGGTGCGGGGCGGCCTGGTCGAGGATGGCAGCCAGGTCGCGGGCGTTGATGGTGAGCATGGTGTGTCTCCGCAGGAGTTGTAGGGGTGGTGATCAGGAGCCGGTGGCGCGCTTGCGGGCCCGGCGGGCCTGCTGGGCGAGCCGTCCGGCCTCCAGGCACAGGGAGCACGCACGCTCCCCACGCCGGTTGTGGGCACGGGCACCGGCTTCGGTGCCGTGGGTAATCGGGCGCCGCCCGCGCTCGCTCAGCTCGCCGGGCTGCGCGCCCTTGCATGTCGCGCGGACCTGGCCGTTGCGCCAGAGCCGCCCTCCGCACACGCCGTCGAACAGGCTTGTGCTCGGCATGACCAGGTCGATGCACTGCGCTCGGAACGGGCAGCCCCGGCAGGCCGCGAGGAGGGAGAGGACCAGCGGCTCCGTCGGGGCTTCTGCCGTCGTCTCCTCGGACGTGAAGCGGAAGTCCCCGGCGCAGGGGGCCTGGGCGACCCACCCGTTGCCGCTCATCTGCTCCTCCTCCCGTGTCCTAGGCGGTCGGCGGCAGCGGCATCAGGCGCACCGATCGCTGGTGCTGACGCCGTACGGGTGGGCGTAGTCGCCTGGCAGGGGCATCAGGTGCCGGTCGGCCAGGGCCGGGAGTGCGAGCACCTGGCCGAGGAGCCGGGTGAGGGCGGTGTCGCAGGTTGACGACCAGCGCGGGCGGGGCGTGCGCACGGGGGTGCCGTCGTCGGCGACGCCTTCGAGGATCTCGATGATCCGTCCGGCGGCGCGGCCGTCGACGATGAGCGCGGTTGCCTCCGGGTGGTGCTCGTGTACCAGCTCGACCACGCGGGCTGCCCGGTCGGCCGGGGGCAACTCCAGTAGCCAGGAGTTGCCCTCGCTGGCCGAGTTGCGGTGGACCGATGCCCCCGCCGGGGAGGAGTAGGGAGCGAGCGCGGTCTGTACGTCGGACTCGATCTGGTCCGCGATGAGGTCGAGCGGGTGCTCGTCCTCCCCCTCGCGGTTGTCCCACAGTTCGGGGCACGTGGCCAGCGGACTGGGCTGCTCGCCGAGCACCCCGTGCAGGTCGAGGGTGCGGGAGCCGTAGTAGGCAAAGGTCACGTAGACCGCCTCCGGGCAGGCGGCTCGGATCTTCGCCGCGATGTGGTCGAGCACCGCGAGTCGGTACGCCTTGTCAATGCGCAGGCGCTCGGCCTTCAACTCCTCGCGCCGGTCGGCGAGGATGGCCAACTGGTCGTGTGCTGCCGGTGTCATGGCGGGGGTGTCCCTTCTTCTTCGGGGGGTGGGAGTCAGGCAAGGACGGGCTTGAGGCGTTCGCCCAGCCAGCGGGCGACGTTGACGCTCACCGCGTTGCCGGCTTGCTGGGTCTGGGCGGCCTTGGTGCCGACGACCTCGTACGTCTCGGGGAACCGCTGGGCCGACAACTGCTCGCGGGGCTGGAGCATCCGGAAGTAGCAGTCCTCGATAGCGGGCGCGCTGCGCACGATCGCCGCCGAGTCGCGGGTCGACAGGGTGTGCAGCGGCTCGCCCGCGCTCTTCGGCGCTGCCCGCCGGTACGGGATGACCAGCGTGTTGCGCGCCCGGGTGCGGACATCGCCGTCGGGCACCACCAGGCCGTGATGGCGGGCCGTGGCAATGGTGCTCAGGGGGGCGTCGATCGGTGCGGCGTCGCAGTTGTTGCGGAACTCCACGATGAACGGGTCCACCGTGACGAGGGCTTCGCTCTCGCGGGTGGTGCGGGTGCGCATCGGCTCGGCGGCCAAGGAGGTGGTGTCGTTCCACGAGTCGCCGACCGGTACCAGCAGGGCTTCGCCGAGCTTGGCCGTACGGGTGGGCAGCGGCCGGGTGTGGGGGGCGAAGGCGCGGTCGGTGCCGTCCTTGCCGTGGGTGAGTGTGACGACGGACGGGTCGTAGGGGAACTTCGCCAGTCCGGCTTCGATGCGCCGCATGGTGTTGGGCACCAGAGGGCGGGCGCGGTCCCCGATGCGCTGGCCGATGTTGTCCCACATGATCACCTCGGAAGCGGGGCGGACGTACGGCTCCACCAGGGCGTGACCGCATCGGCTGTTCGGGCAGCGGTAGTCGTACTGCTGCTGGTACTTGCCGACCTTCACCCGCGCATCGCGCCAGCTCTGGCGGGCCTTGACGTCCCGCCCGCACTCGAAGCAGTGCGCCAGCGGGCGCGGCGCGAGGTCGGGGCGGCGGACCCCCGTGAGGGTGAACACCAGGTAGACGCGGTCGCGCCACTGCGGGGCGTAGGGGTTGGTCTCCGAGCCGATGTGCGCGGAGGACACCGAGACGATCTGGACCCGGTACCCGAGCTTCTTCATCGCGCGGATCCACTCGGGGAACAGAAGCCAGTCGGTGATGAACTCGACGACGTTCTCCACCACGACGCAGGGGAACCGTTTCGCCTCGGCGGCGCGCAGCACGCACCACGCGGTCACGCGGGTCATCTCGAACGCTTCCGGAGGCAGTTCGCGCCACTGCTCCTGTTCCTCGAACAGCGCGTCCTGCACCGGGTCCGGCCGCTTCTTCCCGCCGGCGGGGCTGATCTCGGTGCAGATGACGGAGGCCCAGAGCACGAGGGCCTTCGGGAGCCAGCGCATGGGGTAGTTCTGGATGTCGGCGCAGCGTGCCGACGCCTTCGGGTGGTTGAGGCCGAAGGTGTCCACGGCGGTCTGCCAGTGGTTGATGCCGAGGATGGGATCGAAACCGGCTTCCAACAGGCCGGTGGCGTCTCCGCCTGCTCCGCAGAGCAGGTGGATGGATCGGGGCACAGTCGTGGTCTCCAAGAGGCGGGGCCGCCCGGCCCGGTTCTTGGGCCGGGCGGCCGTGGTTCAGGACTGGTCGGGGGCGCGTAACGCGCGGTGGTGGCGGCTGTCCTCGATGCCGAGGGCGGTGAACCCCAGCAGTCCGAGGGCGCACACAATCAGCAGCCAGATCACCCGTCCGCGCCCCCGGTGGGGCGCGGTGCGCGGCGCGGCCGGTCAGTCATCGCTGCGGGTGACGCGGATGGTGGTGACATGTCCGGCGCTCTCGAACAGCGCCAGCGGGTAGCCGTCCCGTTCGGGCCGCTGCCAGACGCGGCGGTAGCCCTCGTGGTCGGTGAGCCGCTGCGACCACTCCGAGAACCGGGCGATGGCGCTCGCCGCGCCGTCGATCCCGGCGGTCGAGTTGTGGTTCGCGCCGTACGGCGCGGTGTGCGTGGCCGACAGGATCAACCGGGGCGCGCGGCGGGGCACGTCGAGGCTGTCGATGCGGGCCATCAGCGGGATGAGGCTGTTGCCGTGGTGGCGCTGGGGGCCGTTGTGGGTGGAGTCGTACAGGACGGTGTGCCTGTCGGCGTTCTCCACGCCCTGGCGGACGGCGGTCCAGCCGTTCACCTCGCCGGGGTCGGCGGGGAGGCTGAACTCGGAGGCGATGATCAGCTCCGTGCCGTCCCGCAGGTCGGCGCGTACGAAGAACTCGCCGCCCCCGGAGGTCTCGATGTCGGTGACCCAGCCCGCGTAGCGCAGCGGGGTGATGACATGGCTGTAGTCGTGGAACAGCCGCTGCCACAGCGGGTCGGTGGTGCGGTTGTGATCGGGCAGAGCCGCGATGGTGGTGGTCATGTGCTGGTCTCCAAGAGGGTGAGCACGGCGGGCGCTCAGAAGGAACGCCCGCCGCTGAAAAATGTCACCTATCTGACGTGAAGCGGGTGTCAGACGGCGGGCAGTTCACTGCGGGCGAGGATCTGCACGGACCACATCCGGCCGCCGCGAGTGACGACGCAGCCGATCGCGCGCCCCTCGTGGGGCAGGACGAAACCGCTGCCGCCCTCTTCCTCGCTCAGGTCGCTGACGAGTTCGCGGACGCCGTGCTCGGCGCACTCGGCCGAGCAGTACAGGTGGCCGCCGAGGCGCGGGGCGACCGGTGGGCCGTGGATCACTTCGGCGACCACGACATAGGCGTCGGAGGCCGGGGCGAGCGTGTCGGTCAAGGTGTTCTCCAAGAGGTAGGCGAGTTCGGCCAGTTCCGAACTCTTGCTTATATCTTAATGGCGTACACCGGGACGTCAATGTTGCCGATCTCGCTAACGCCCCTACTGCCGACGGGAGTTGGCGGCCTGCTCGCGTCCCATGCGGGCCAGGTCACGCACCCGTTGACGGGCCATCTCCACAGCCTGTGGATCCGTCTCGGCCACACGGCGCTCCTGCTCGGCGAAGAACTCGCGTAGCCAGTCCTGCTGGCTGCGCACCCCCGGCAGTTCGCCACCGGCTCGGCGTGTTTCGGGCAGCCCGCCCGCTGCTGCGCTCCATGCCGCGCCCCCGGCTCCCCTGCGGCGTCAGCCGTGGGGGTAGGGGGGATAGGAAGAGAACAGGAAGAAGGTGGAAGAGAAGGGGTTTCCCCAGGGGAACCCGCCCGGTTTCCCTGCGGCAACTCACTGGGTTTCCCCGCGGCAACCCTGCCCGGAGACAGATCAGGGTTCCCCTGGGGCAACCCTGCCTCCGGAGCGGCATCAGCAGCGACCCTCGCCTCTTTCCTCGCGGCGACGTCCTCGTGCGTACGGGCTGCCGCCGACGGCTTGCGGCGCGGGGTCTTCCGGGCCAGCCGGGGGTTCTTCGGGGCACGCTGCGCCGCACGGCGCCGCTCGATCAGCTCCTCCGTGGACGGGATGGGCGGCACGCCGTACGGGAATACCCGATACTCGGCTCGGAGGCCGACACGGCCGATCGTGACCCGCTCGACCAGGCCCAGCCCGACGAGCTGGGTCACCACCGTGATGACCTGCTTCTCCCCCACGCCGGCCCAGGCCATCATCCGTTCCAGGCCCGGCCGAGCCAGCCGAGTCTGGTCGTCGGCCGAGTCCGCGATCTTCATGAGGACCGCCTTCTGCGTCTGGTTGATCACCTCCTTCGGCAGATAGGCGGCCACCACCATCAGCTGGATACTCACCGGCACCTCTCCATGTTCCGTCCGGTTCCTGCCGCGCTGGGGCGGGGCGGGGCGCACATCTGCCCCGCCCCGCCGAGTGGCGCGATCAGGGCTTCTTGCTGGCGGTGACGTTGATGCTCACCGCGGTCCGCCGGTCGTGGTCGAGGCGGGTGGGCACGGGGATGCCCACCTCCTTCAGCGTCGCCTTCATGGCCGCCGCGTCCGGCGCCATCGGCACCTGAAGCCCTGCACGGCGGTACAGCGCGACCATCGCCTCGACGTCATCGGCCTTGGTCGGGTTGCCGCCGCTCCACTTCAGGGCGTTGTCGCCGTAGATGCCCGGCTCGGAGCCGTCGAGCTGGGCGCGCAGGAACTTCTGCCGGTCCTTGAGCGGCTTGATCTGCTCGGAGACCTCGGCGTACTCGGCCAGCGCCTTGGCGCGTTCCTCGTCGTCGTGGATGAGCTGGCTCTGCGGGGAGCGCCCGGCGACGAGCGGCCCCCAGCACGCGGTGCGGAACGGGCAGTGGTCGCAGATCGCGGAGATGCCCGGCCCCTGGAAGGTGCGGGGCAGCTCCTCCGGGGAGGCGGCGGCCCGCACCTGCTGGACCCACCAGCGGGCGCGGCGGGCGCGGTCGGCCTCGTAGGCGATTTCCTGAACGTGGTCGTCGCCGTTGTCGCGGTTGATGAACCGGAAGCGGATGCGGGCGACCGGCACCGGCCCGAGATGGGCGAGCTGCCGCTGGCCCCGGACGCTGGCGAAGCCTTCTGTGCCGAGCAGGTCGGCATACAGGTACACCTGCCGCAGCTCTGCCTCGCTCGCGCCGTACCGCAGGATGCTGTCCCACTGGTACGTGCTCTTGGTCTTCACGTCCTCGACGGTCGTTTCCTCGGCCGGGAGCGTGGGGCGCAGCCGCTTCGGGAGCCGGGCGGCGGTCGTGCTGTCGAGCTGGACGGCGTCGATGTGTCCCCGGACGGTCTGGTCCTCGACGCGGCGCTCGATGAGCCAGCCGTACTCCTCGCGGGCGGCGTCGAGTATCCCGGCGTGAAGCCAGGTCCCGAGGATCGCCTTGCGCTTCTCGCCGGCGTCGGTGGGGGTACGGCCGTGCAGGAGGTATCCGGCGCGGCGTGCGCACACGGTGTCGCTGGCACCGAGCTTGGTCTGCTGGGAGCGGGGGCGGCGTGCGTCCGCCGCGTGAGCGGCGGGCCACAGGCTGACGGGCCGCTCCGGCGCGATGGCCAGGGTGGTCATGGTGGTCTCCAAGAGGATGGGGTGCCGCCCGCCGACAGCGGGCGGCACCGGTGTCGGCAGGGTCAGGAGGCGGCGCGGCGGGGTGCGGCGGTTCGCTTCCGCGGGGAACGCTTCGCCGGAGCCGGGGCCTCGTCGGACTCCGCGGCGGTGTCCGGCTCGGGTGCGGGAGTCGCCTTCTTCTTCGCGGCCCGTGCCCGCTTCTTCGGAGCGGGTTTCTCCGTGCTGCCGTCCTGGCCCCCGGCCGGGGAGTCGTCAGCGGGCTCGGCCTTCGTGTCGTCGCCCTTCGCGTCGCCCGCCTCGAGTCCGGCGACCTCGCGCAACCGTCGGGTCGCCTCCTCCGCCTCACGCACGACGGCTTCGGCGTCAGCGCGCTCCATCTCCTCGTCCACGTACACACCGGACAGATCCTGGGGCGCGGCCATGCGCAGCGAGCCGGCCTCGGCACACTTGCGGAGCATGTGGGCGGGCATCTGCTGCCACATCTTCGCCACGACGTACGCGCTCTGTTTGCGGTCGTAGTAGGTCGGGGCGAACTCGTCCCAGCGGGCGATGAACGGGAAGCGTGCGGTACCACGCACGACGGTGACCTTGACCGCCGACGGGTACGACTTGGACAGCCAGACCTCATGGGCGTTGCCCTCGGAGTCGTAGTAGACGGTGTCCTCGTAGGAGATGGACTCCCCGGCCTTCGTCGCCGCCCGGTGGGCGACGGTGCGGAAGCCGTCGATCCCGGTCTGGATGGTCCACGTCTTCTCGGGCTCGTCGGGGTTGTCGGCCGCCTTCCAGTTGGTGCGGCCGATCATGTAGATCTGCCGCGCGAACGGATCGAGCCCGGTCCGGACGCAGTAGTGGAAGAACATCGCCAGGTGGCCGCGGGGAGCGGCGGACAGGCCGGGGCTGATCAGGGCCAGCGTCGAGAGCTGCTTGTGGTCGAACTCGTCTTGGTCGGCGCGCAGGACGATGGCGCTCGGCCGGACGGGGCTGGTCGTCTGGGTGGTCTCGACCACCGTGCCCTCCACGGCGGTGGGCTCGGCGGATGGCTCGTCGGTCACGATCTCTCCAAGAGGTCAGTCGGTCCGCAGGCTGCGGACTTCAAAGGCGCGCGCCCATTCGGGGTGGCGCTCGATGAGGAGCCGGACGTACCGGCTGCGGAAGTTGTTGTTGAGGCGGAACTCGTCGCCTTCGGTTGCCGTGGCGTAGCGCCAGCGCAGGACCTCGAAGAGCATCCCGATGCCGACGCGGCTTGCGCCGCGCTTCAAGTAGTCGGCGGTCAGGGCCTCCAGGGCGCGGAGCACCCACGGGTTGAGCTGGTGGAACGTCTCGAACTGGGCCTGAATCGACGCGGGCTGGCCATCCGGCTGCCGCATGGTGTGGATGACCAGTCCCGGTATCTCGTCCTGGACGGCTGCCATACCCACCCCCTGGTGACCGACTTCAAGAATGTCACCTATCTTGCGGGTTGGCGGGCAGATGATCAACCCCACCGACGACAGCGGCGACTTCGCTCCCTCAAACCCAGGTCAGGCAGAGGCCCGCTCGGCCGCCTCCTCCATACGCATCTCGCGGGCTTCATTGGCCGACGACACCTCCCGCAGGGCACGGATGGCGACGTTGGAGTTGGGATGCTTCAGGACATAGAGCGAGAGAGCGCCCTCTACGACCAGGGCCTCACTGGCGCCCATGATCGCGACCTCGTCGCCGCCCGGTGTGGCGATGAACTGCACTGCTACCTCCTTGGTGAACTGCGACCCCGCGAAGGGGATTACATATATCTTATTCGCAATTCGGCGCCAAGTACAGTGTTTGCGCAGGTCAGAGGCCCTTTCGGGCGTGGCGGCCGCGGGTCAGGACACGGCTGCCGGGGCCCTCGTAGGTGCCCTCACGCAGCGCGGCAACGACCGTCTCGTCCACGTCCCAGGACAGGCTCCGCGCACTCCCGCGCAGCGCAGGGACGGCGTCGAGGACGGTCTCCAGCAGCCAGAGCATCGAGCCGGACAGCAGCCAGTCGTGCTCCGGGAACCGCCCGCTCGCGATCGTCGTGGCGAGGTTGCCCTGCGCGGGCAGGTGGAACAGCTCGATGATCTCCTGCTGGCCGAGGATCGGCGGCAGCTCATCCCTCAAGCCTGGCTCCCAGCCCTCGCCTTGCTCCGCGATGATCCGGGCCTTGGCGTCCAGGTCGACCTGGCGGAACCGCGCGGTCGTCGCGCCCCAGCCGGCCGCGAAGCCGAGCGGCCAGTACCGCACCCCGCTGACAACGATGGCGCTCGACGGGTCGAGCACGCCCCGGCTGGGGGCCAGCCACTGCGCGACCTGCTTCGGATCGACGTGGTACAACGCGGCGAACTCCTGGTGCCCGACCAGATACGGCTTGCGCCGACTCATCCCGTCCTCCGCTGTCCGTCCTGGATGCAGAGGGCAGCGTAGCCGCACACGCACGCCGACGTGCGCTGCTATGGTGGCGGCGGTCTTTCTCCAAGAGGACCGAACGGCCCCCGCTTCGGCGGGGGCCGTGTGCGTTGCCGCGTGCTTCACGCGGTCTTCTCCTCCGGCCGCTCGGCAACGGTGCTGAGCCGGGCCGCACCCCTCTCCCTTATCTGCCGCGTGAACCGCAGCGCGTGAACGGTGCGTCCGCCGGTCGCCTCGCGGAACGCGGTCACGACCGCCGCCTTGGTCAGCCTCCGGCCGTTCAGGGTGAACAGCGGTCCCTCGATGCGCGTCACGATCAGCTCGCGCAGCAGGCCGGCCGCCGATGCGGTGATCCCGGTCTCGTAGACGCCGCCCTCCTTCGTGTCGCGGAGGACGACCAGGCGCTCGTCCAGCTCCGCGTCCGGCACGTCCAGTGCCAGGACCTCGTCGAGCCGGACCTCCGACTCCCAGAGCAGCTGCCACACCGCGCGGACGGCGGGCGGGACCGCCTGGTCCGCGAGCGCGGTGTCCACCTCCAGGTCGGTGACGAGCAGGTGTGTCGTATCCATCGTGACCCCCATGGCCGCAGGAACAGTGCGCCCTCACGCTAAGCGCGCTGTCGGACAATCCCTTTCGGCGACGGGGGTGTTCGCCTCATCGCGCCAGGCCGACGATGGTGAGCGCCACTGCGGTGATGCTGGCCAGGACGGCAACGGTCGGCAGCGGCCAGCGTGTCTTCTCCAGCGCGCTCACCCGTTCCTCCAGCTCCTCCAGGGCCTTGTCCGTCTGGTCGCTGCGCTGGACGAGTAGGGCGAGCTGGCCGTCGATGCGGGCCAGCCCGACCTCCAGCGCCGAGCGGAGCTCGGCCAGGGCGAGAGCAACCTGCCCCTCGGGCACGGCTTCCTCCTCCTCTCTCGTCACCGGTCGGTCAGTGCTTCGGGGTGGCGGGGTCGCGCTCGACCGGCAGCCACGACGCCGTACCGGCCCTGCCCAGGGCGGTTCCGATGGTGGACTTCAGGGCGCTGAGCGTGGCCGGTATCGAGGCCACCGCGGCGGCCTGCCACGCCGACAGGGACACCATGTCCGTCGTGCTGGAGGCGGCCATCAGCCCCAGCAGCGACTGGAGGTAGGTGGCAACGGTGCGCTCGGCGACATCGGCAAGGGCCTGCGGCATCGGGTCGTGCTCCTGGTTCGGGGTGGTGCGGGGCGGGTCGGCGGCACCGGCCTGGTGCGGGACGCGGAGGTCCGCCCAGGTCCGCGGGCCGGGAATGCCGTCGGCATCCGCGCCGTGGTGGCCGCGCTTGATCTGGTACGCGGCATACGAGCGGCGGTGCGCGTCGTTCCACACCTGGCCGGGCGGCGTGTCGTAGGAGTCGCAGCCCTCGGCGATCAGCCGCTTCGCCATCGCGGCGATCACCGGGGAGGAGCGCCCCTCGCGGAAGAACTGCTTGCCGGGGTACGCCGCGTACTTCGGTGTCGGCTTCGGCTTGGGCTTCGGGTCCGGCTTCGGCTTGGGGTCGGGCTTCGGCTTGCCGTCGTCCTTGAGGTGCCGGGCGACCCTTGCGCGGAAGGCGTCCATGTCGATGCCGCCGGGGTCCGGTTTCCCTGGCTGCCATTCCTTGTGGCCGATGACGGAGTGCTCGTTCCAGCCATGCGCGCGGCAGATGGCTGCTGCCGCTCGCGCCATGGCGTCGAGCTGGGCCGCCGGCCACGGCTGGCTCCCGGTGTTGATGCACTCGAAACCGTAGAAGTGCCGGTTCCCGTCGGTGTCGGCTTCGTTGTCGCGTGGGCGGCTCGTCTTCTCCGCGATGACCGCGAGCAGGACGTCGGTGTCGCCCATCCCGGCGTGATTGCAGCGCCCGTATCCGACGAGGTGCACCGTGCCAGACCGGTCGATCACGCCGTGGCAGAGCGGGCCGGGAAGATCCTGGTAGCCCGTTCGGCACAGCTCCACCATGTCCTTCTCGGAGCTGTACGGCCCGGTGTGGTGAATCATGACCCCGTTCGCGGGGCCCCAGTTGCCGTGGGTGTTGCGGTTGTGGGTGCGCCATTTGCCGTGCTCGACAACGCCGAGCCGGGCGCCCTTCAGCACGGACAGGAACTTGTCCGCGCTCAGCGGTGTGGCCACGCGCTTCGTCCTTCTCCCCTGCGCCGGATGGCAGTCGGCCGTGGCCGCGATCGCGGTCCGGTCCCTCGGGAGTGCGAAGTGGGTGGAGGGTCACCCAGGCGTCATATTACCGGCGGCGACCCGACCAGTAGCCGGAGCGCGCAGCCGGTCAGGTGTCGTCGTGGTCGGTCCGGAACGACGTGCTGTCGAGGCTGATCCAGGACGCGCGGACGCTGCCGCCGCCCTGGACGCGCAGCCGCACCAGGCCCTTCGGATCGATGTCGAGCTGGAGGGCGCGGCGTGCCGCGTCGGAGGCGACGTCGACCGTGCGTGGCGCTTCCGGCCAGTACCCTTCGGGCAGCAGCGCGACCATCTGCTCGTCGGCGGCCCGGCCGCCGGTCAGTCCGATACGGCCGCAAAGCTCGGTGGTGTCCCAGGGGTTGGCGCGAAACTGCGGTGGCTGCTCCTCTTCCGGGACGGTGGTGTCGCCGGTCAGCGGGAGAGCGCGCCACTCCGGGTACGGGGCGCGGCGGGCGCGTTCGAGCGTGGCGACCCGCTTCTCCAGCTTGGCCAGTCGGCGGCCGAGGATGGCGATTGTGTCCGGCATCTACTGCTCCTCTCCCTCGCCCATCTCGTCCTCGGGCTTGTTGGTGCGCTCCAGCTTCAACGTCACGCGCTCTGCCGTCTCGCCCTCGCCTGGCCGCACCGTCCAGCCGACGATCCGGCACCAGCCATCGAACTCGGTGTGCGGCTCGAACAGGCGGATCCGCACGTCGTCCCCGACGCGCAACGCGTGGATCGGGGCCGCCGGGTGGTCGATGATCTCCAGCTCGGTCAGTGAGGGCAGGACCTGGCGGGCCAGCCGCTCACGGCGGGCCCGCTGCCTCAGCTTCGCCTCGTCCTTCTCGTCCGTCTCCAGCCGGTGTTCCAGGCGCAGACGGCCGTTGCGTACGCCGTCCACGACGACCTTGCGCTTCTTGCCCTCGCCCGCACCGAGCCCGATGACCCACTGGGCGTAGGAGTCGGCGTCCTTGATGACGTGCGGGGTGCCGACCACGTTCGCGCCGGTGGTGAACGTCAGATCCTCCCGGCGTCGGCCCAGGCGCGGCGCACCGAGGATGATGCGCCGCTGGGCGCGGCGCCCGCGCCATGCCACGGTCTCCGACCACTCCAGGCCGTCATCGATCTCGGCCATCTCGTCCACCATCTCGCCGAGGTTGCGCGGGTCGGTCTTGGAGGTGGTGTACGGGTCCTTCGCGGTGCCTGTCTTCGCCTTCGACTTCGTGTCGTCCACGGTCACGCCGAGGTCGCCGTCCGGCTGCGCCTGGGCGTAGGCCCACACATCGCGGACCACGTCGCACGGGTCCGCTTCGATGTACGGGCCGCGGCCGTCAAGGTTGCCGTGCAGGTCGAAGCGGCGGTGGAGGTAGCTCGTGAACCCGGAGGCTTCGACGGGCAGGGTGTTGCCCTCCGGTTCGGCGCGCCACAGCAGCCCGCCCCAGTCGAGGCGGGCGTTGCGCTCGACGAGGAGCACCGTGTCGCCGGCGTCGAGCGCGTCGCCAAGGGATCGGCGGAACGCGGTTGGCAAGGACGCCTTCAACGAGCCCGGCCCGGATATCTCCGGTCCGTACTCGACTTCGCTCAGTGGCAGGTTCCAGTGCAGAACGTCGCCGGTCGCGGCCCGCGCGACGATGTAGCGGTAGTCGGCCATCGTCACGCAGGCCCTTCCGTGAACGCGACGTCGAGCGTGACCGTGGTGCCCTTGGCAACGGTCAAGTCACCGTCCCCGTACTTGTCGTTCTGGTTGATCTGAACGGCCAGGTGCTGGCGGGTGCCCCGGTAGGCGGGCGGCACGGCGAGCGTGTCGGCCAGTGTCACGGAGGAGCGGCGCGTGGTGGTGCCGTCGTCGTCTACAACGGTCGGCTTCGCGGCGCGCTCCCCGAGACGGGTGCGCAGCTCGGCATACACGGAACCCGCCTCGGCGCGCAGGCCGGACAGGGTGACGACGACGGTGACTGTCGTCGCCCAAGCCGGGACGTCGAGGCCCCAAGCAGCTTCCTCGGGCCACGCCGCCCACTGGCCATGCTTGCCCGGCACTGCTTCCGTCTTCGTCGGGTGCACGGTGCGCAGGATGCGTTCGGTGCGCGGGTTCGCGATCTTGCGCAGATCGGTGATCATGTCGGCGGTGATCGCCGCGGTGTTCCCGGGCAGGGTTATGCGGGCCAGAGCGATCCCAGTCATGCCCTCGGGCACGGTGGCGGCGTCGTGAGCCACATCCTGGACCACGTGGAAGTAGCCGATCTCCTCTCGGCGAGGGTCGCGTTCCCCCTCCCACTCGGGGTCCTCGATCCGCAAAACGATCAGGTCGGTGCGGGCGAACGGGCTGGTCGCCTCGACATCGACCTGGGCGTCACCGATGTTGCTCTGGGTGTAGGCCCCTTGCCACGGGCGGGCACCGTGGATGAGAGCGGAGCCGTCGCCGACGCGAATGCCGGGGCCGGGGGTCTCCAGCGGCCGGACCTTCAGGTCCTCGCTCTCCGCGACGCCCTGCCGGCCGCGGGCGAGGTCACGGATCATCAGCCGCATCGCGCGGGCGGAGTGGTCGGCCCCGCGCACCATCATCGGGGGTTGCAGCGTCACGAGTGCTCTCCGTTCACAGGGTGGTGTACGCCGACCGCCACGCCACCTCGAGGCGCGCGGTGCCGGACGGGTCGTTCGCGCTCCACGCGATCTCGGACCGTCCGGGCGGGAGGGTGAACAGGTCGAGACGGGAGGCGGGGCTGAGGTCGTTGGCGACGTTGACGGTGCCGTTGCGCAGCGCCCAGCAGGTGCTGGGCCGGGTCTCCATCTCCACCCACTCGCCGTCGCGCAGCGACAGGTCGAGTTCGAGGACGCGGCGAGTGACGGTGTTCCAGATCCGTGGGTCGGTGACCGGGCCGTGCACGCGCAGGCTTGGGTACGTCGGCACATCGCCGTGGTTGGTGACCCATCCGGGCCGGTCGTCGGCAGGGTGATGGTCCGAGTCAGCCGGGCGGCACGAGGCGGGGCCGCCCATCGCGTCGTCGAGGGTGCGGTCCGTGCCGGTTGTGCGGGCCGCCTGGTCGAGGCCGAGCGTCAGCTTGGACAGCTCGTCGTCGTACCAGCGGGGGTTGTCCAGGCCCACGAACTCCATGTCGAGCGGTATCCATCCGTGCACGGCGTTGGCCGTGCTGGTCGCCTCCATACGGCGAAGCCGCCCGTACATGCGCCGCGTTGCATGTCCGGGCCACCGGCCGCGCAGGATGTGGCGGCCCTCAGGGCTGGTCCGGGCGGCGGGGTTGTCCACGGCCCGCTCCAGCCGGGCGAGGATCTCGGCCGCCTTCACCGGGTCGCCGGGCGTCTTGATGCCCGCCTCGAAGCGCAGAGGGCGCGGACCGTAGAAGTCCCGGCCCGGTGACGTGCCGTCCCTGTTCGCGTTGTCGGCGTCCTGCGGCCGGGTGCCGGGTGACCCGAGCCCTTCGATGTTCCCGATCGGGACGTAGCTCCCGCTGCCGAGGACCACGCCGCCGATCTCATACTGCCACGGGGCCAGCTGGGGGCGGCTGTTCTTGTTCGGTGCTGTGCTCATCACACTCTCCCGCCCCGCTGCGCGTTGCGCAGGGTGCGCATCATCTCGTTGCCGATCTGCTCGGGGGTGGCGGCGCTGTCGGTGACGGTGACCGGCATGGATCCGATCAGCGGCTGCTGCTCGCGCACGACGACGACCTGGACGCGGCCGCCGGCGCGGGCGTCCACCACGCGTGTACGGGCGCGGTCGCTGCCGGTGCGGATGTCGAAGGAGCGCACGACGCCGGCCATGGCCGCGACGCTGCGGGCATGCTTGAAGGAGCTGGCGAGCATCGGGTTGTAGCCGCGGCTGCCGGCGCCCCGGACACCGCCGTTGGCGTACCACTCGACCTGGCCGCCGAACCGGTCAACCACTTCCTCCACGATGGCCTTGCTGCGCCCGCGCTTTGAGGGGGTGAGCGGTACATATGCCTCCCCTCCTGTGGAAGGCTCCGCCCAGATGCGCCACGCTCCCGCTGGTGCGATCTGCGCGACGTGCCGTTCGCGGCGCGGTCCGCCGGTGACACCGCCGTCCGCGAAGTAGTCCACGACCGCGCCGTCGGCATGCTTGTTGGCGTTCTTACGCAGGTTGTCGGCCTGGCGCTGAACGGCGTCCGCGACGCTCTTGTTCTGCTCGTTGAGCTGGTCGAAGATCGTGACGTGCCGGGTGGTGACCGTTACTTCCTTGCCGCGAAGGGCATTGATGCGCTGCTGGATGGAGTCCGCTGCCTTCCGGGGACCGCCGGTGGGCACCGTGACCTTCACGTTCTTCGACCCGGGCACCTTCTCGATCCGGAAACCGAGCGCCTCCATCTGCTTGCGCGCCTCGGCCGTCGGGGCCCGTACGACGACCGACTTCGCGCCGGGTGTCGAGCGGATCTTCGCTTGGACGGCCTCCAGGCTCTTGATCGCGGCGGCGGTCGGCGCCGACACCTTCACGTTCTTGCTGTTCGGGGTCTGACCGAGCTTGTCGATCAGAATGTCGAGGTTCTTCTTCGCTCCCGCCGTGGGCGCGGTGATCTTGATCTGCCGGGTGCCCGGCACCGTCTTCACCGTGAACCCGAGGTCCCGGAGCTTCTTCTGCGCGCCGTCAGACAGGGAATCGACCTTGATCGTCCTGGCCTTCGGCAGCCGCTGGAACTCCGCCTGGACGGCGATCAAGTTCGCCAGGGTGCTGTCCATGCCCTTCGTCTGGAGCAACAGGCTGACCTTCGACGGCAGCAGGCCAAGGCTGTCCGCCACGCCCTCGGCCTGGGCCTTGGTCAGGCCGTAGCCGCGGGCCGCCTTGATCGCCTCCGAGCGGGCACGGCTCATCTGCTCGCGGGCCTTCGCGAGCGCCTCGGGCAGCGTCTCGCCGTTGCGCTGGGCCAGGTCGAACGTCGCCACGGAGGCGTCGGCCGCAGCGTCGGAGAGGGCGGTGAGCTGGGTGTAGAGCTGCTGGCCGTTCCTCGTCGTGGTGTTGAGGGTCTTGTCCTCGTTGACGAGCTGCTTGCTGCCGTAGCCCTGCCCGCGGTTGACGTTCTTGCTGCCCTCCTGCAAGTCGAGGACCGCGCTGTTCACCTTGGCTTCGGCGGCCTGGAGGGAGATCTGGCCTCCCGACAGCAGGTCGAGCGCCGACTTCAGGGAACGAGTCCGGGTGTCGGCGTCGGCTGTCTGGTCGGCCAGGCCGCCGACAGCGGCCTTCAGCCGGTCGTACGCCGAGGTGCCGTCACCGGCGCCCTTCGTGGCCTTGGCCAGCTCCTTGGCGTTCTTCACCGCCCCGGCCATCTCACCCTTCACCGAACCGAGCGCATCGGCGGCGTCCTTGTACTGCTGGCCGACCTTGGAGTAGTCCTGAACCGTCGCCTTGCCGATGGTCTTCCAGACCTTGTGCTTGTCGGCCGTGGCCTGGAGCTGCTTCTGCAGCGCGTCCAGCGAGGTCCCCTGCCCCAGATACGCGTCGGTGAGCGAGGACAGCGGCACGCCGGCCTGCTCCATGACCTTGGTGAGCTGGCCCTGTTCCGTCTTCGTGTCCAGCAGGGACTGGGCCGCCGCGTTGCGGACATTGCTGTCGATCTGTCCCCCGGACTCGCGCAGCACGGACGTCAGGGTGGCCACCCGCTGCTGGTGTTCGGCGGCGGCCTGCGCCGCTTTCTGCTGCCGCGCGGCGAGCAGCCCCAGGCCCACCGACACACCCGCCATGACGACGCCGAACGGTCCGCCCAGGGCGTTCGTCACGCCGCCGAGCGCCGAGCGCAGTCCCGATCCGGCGGCCCGGCTGATCCCGTTCAGCGTGCCGGTGAGCGTGACTCCGGCGCCGTTCGCGCTGCGGAACGCGCTGGTCATACTCCCGAGGAAGCCGACCCGGGCCTGGACCGCGGCCCACGCCGCTCCGTACCGGGTCAGGGCAACGCCGGACGCGGCAGCCAAGGACTGCTGCACCCGCATCTGCTGGTTGAACGACGCGAAGCCCGAGCGGATCGGACCGGTCATGGTGGTCGCCATGTTCGTCAACGCCGGCTGGGCGCGGCGGAACAGCAGCATCGCCAGAGCGGCGGACTGGATCGGTCCGGGCAGCGCACCGAACGCGCTGACCAAGCCGCCGACGGCATGACCGATCGGGACGAGCACCATGGACAGTCCGGAGACCGCATCCATGGCGAGGTTGGCGACAGTGCTGATGATGTCGAGCGTCCCGGCCGCCGCACCCCCTTCTTCCCCGAGCCCCGAGATGGCGTCAAGGATCGGCTCCGCCCCGTCGGCGGCGTTCCCGAGGACGTCTCCCAGGGTGCGGGCAGCGTTGATCAGCAGATTGAGTCCGGTGGCCAGGGAGTGCTCGCCAATGTCCTTGAGCGGACCGATGAGCTGCCGCGCCTCCTCGACGAGGCCGCTGAGCCCGTCCTTCGTCTGCGCCTTCAGCTCCGGGCCGTACAGCGTCGCTATGTTGCGGCCGTACTCCAGGGCCGTGGTCAGGTACGGCGTGGCCCCTGACAACCCGCGCGTGAGCAGGCGAGTCACCCACTCCAGGCCGGGCGCCATCCCCTCGTACAGGGCGATGCCGGTCTGCCGGGCCTGGGTGCGCAGCTGCGTCATCGCACCGGCAAGGCCCTCCCCGCGCGAGGCGGTGATTGACGCTGCCGAACCGGTCTGCCGTACCGCCATCGACAGGGCGTCGAAGGACTCGGTCCCTTGGTGGGCGAGCGCCACCGCGCCACTGAGCGCGGGCTTGCCGAAGGCGCGGGTCACTCCGGCCGTGAAGTCCCTCTGCGACATGGCGTGTTCGGCCTTCGACAGGCCGTCGATCACCGTGCGCAGACCCTTGAAGCGCCCTTCGGCGTCCCAGGCTTCGATCCCGAGTTCCCGCAGGGCGTTCTTCATGATCGGCGTCGGCGCGGCCAGGTTGGCGAAGATCCCGCGCAGGCTCGTGCCGGCTGTGTGGCCGAGGATGCCGGACTTGCCGAGCATGCCGACTGCGGCGGCGGTGTCCTGGAGGGTGACGCCGAGCGCGTTCGCGACCGGGCCCGCGTACCGCATCGAGTAGTAGATGTCGGTGATGGAACCGGAGGCGTTGTTGGCGGTGGCGGCGAGGGTGTCGGCCGCTCGGGACGCCTGATCAGCACCGAGGCCGTACTGATCCATGATGTCGCCCAAGTACTTGGCCGACGTGGCGGCGTTGACATCGGCCGCCGCCGCGAGCTGAAGCGAGGCGCGTACGGCGTCGATCGACTGATCCGCCCGAAAACCGGCTTTGCTCAGCTCGACCATGCCCTCGGCGGCGTCCGCCGACGTGGAGGTGGGCAGCGTCAGGTCGTTGCCGAGTTCCTGGGCCATGTCGGCGGCCCGCTTCATCTGCCCGGCGGTCGCGTCGGTCACCGCGCGGAAGAGGTTCATCTGCCGCTGGTAGCGGTTGCCCTCCTCGATCATCTCGCCAGTGCCGAGGACGAGGGCGCCGCCGGCGAGCATGTTCGTGGCGGACACGCCGTGCCGACCGGCCCCGGCGGTCGCCCGCTGGAGCCGGGACATCGACCGGGCGCCATCGTCCCCTGCCGCGCGCAGCGCCGCGCGGGCCGCCCCGGCGCGGGCGGTGATCCGGTTCAGCTCCCCGACGGCCGCGCGGGCGGAACGATTCATCGCGGCGAACTGCCTAGCGAGCCGTGCCCCATTGGCGTCCAGCCGGGCCAGGGACCGGTTCGCGGCGTCGGTGCGGTCCCCCAGGGTCCGCATCTGTGCGGAGGCAGCACGGGTTCCCGCGATCAGGTCGCGGACCTCGGCGCGCATCGCGACCGTGAGGGTGAACCCGGCCACCTCGGGCGGCCTCCTTACGTGGTGCGGGGGTGGATCAGGGGCGCTGTTCGTACTGCTCGCGCGGGAGGAGCTGGATCTTCACGCCGTAGCCGGATCGGTCCTGCGGAACGTGGTCGCGTTCCTGCTCGATCAGCTCGCAGCCGGGGCATCGCAGGGTGTCGGTTACGTAGGCGTGGGGATCGCCTCCGCGGCCGCGGTCCCACTCCTCCAGCCGGGTGCGGCACTCCGGGCACACCGTCCGCTGCCACTCCGCCCAGGCCAACGCCTTGGCCCGGTCGAGGTCGGACCAGCGGCCGTCGCCGCCGAGGAACCGCGAGTGCGGGATGCGGAACTTCTCGCACAGCTCCAGCTCGGCGCGCAGGCCGGCGTCACGGCTCAGCCTTTTCCCAGCTCGACCCGGCTCTCCTGCTGGACCTGCCAGGCCGCGTCCCACAGCGCGTTCGCGTCCGGCGCCGACCAGCCGTTTAGCAGTTCCTCGGCCTCCTCACGGCTCATGCCGTCCACAGAGGCCGCTGCCACCAGGGCGGCGGGGAAGGTGTCGGCGTTGAAGATCGCCCCCTCCTCCGCCTGCTGTTCGGTGGGCGGGTGCTCGGAGATCAGGTCCTCCAGCACCGGGCGCGGCAGCGCGCGGAAGGTTAGGAACTCCGACGCTGCGTCCAGTGCGCTCAGTGCCTGGTCGCGCGCCGTGTCGGCGTCGGCGGCCTGCCGCTCGGCCAGCTCGTCACCGAGGTTGGCCTCGGCAACGAACCGTGCACGGCGGGCTGCCTGCTCGGCCTCGTCGTACCGCTGGCGCAGCTTGTCTTCGTCACAGACTCGGAGGCGCTTCTGCGGCCGACGGCGGGCGCGGAGGCGATCCATCTTGGCCGACCACGCCCCTTCCGCCGACGTGGCGGAGGGGGACGGGCGCTTGGCCTGTGCGGGGCGCGACACGATCAGCCCTCGTCAGCGTCGTGCTCGCGGACCGTCGCCTCGGTCTTGGTCTTGGTCGTGCTGACCACGGTCACGTCGACGTGGTCACCGTCGTGGTCGGGGTGACCGTGCTCGTGTCCCTCGTCGCAGTCCTCGTCCGGCAGCGGGCGGTGCTGCGCCTGCGGCACCGGGCGGTCGAGCGACGGCGCGTCGGTGATCGTGAAGTCGACCTTGAACTTCGCCGCCTCGTTGCCTGTGCTGTAGGTCGCGGCGCGGGTGGCGACCTGGACGGGGAACACGTCGACCGAGCGGGAGCCAGGGAGGTCGCCCTTGCGGAGCAGGACGACGTACCCCTTGGCGCCCTTGGGGAGCTGCTGCTCGATCGCGTCGGAGAACCGGTCCTCGTAGAAGGTCAGGCTGGAGTTCTCGGCCTTGTCGTTGCCGGGGATCGAGGAGTTGAAGGTCGAGCCCATGTCGGGGGTCTCGATGGGGTCGTTTTCGAGCGCCCAGCCCTCGATGTCCGAGACGGCGTCTGTCAGGGCGAAGGCGTTGGTGATCTCTCGGCGGCTGGGGTACTTCGGGTCGTTGAGGTCCTTCGCCCAGAGGATCTTGGAGATGCCGCGCCGCAGAAATCGGGTCTGGGTCTTCTTCGTGCTCGTGGACACAGGTCCGCTCCCACTTCTGGGGCAGCGTCCCGTGCCGAGGCCCTGCCCCTTGAGGTTCAAAGGGGGTTCGCCTGGCCTGGGGCCTAGCGTCCGCGCGGGCCTCCGCGGTGAGGATCAGAAGAGACGTTTCTTCATGCCGGGGTCACGGTGATCGTGACCCGCTGCACGTAGGACACGATAGCGCCTGCCGCCGACACCGAGGGCGCTCCTCCAGCGTCGTAGGTCAACTCCCGGTCGATTACCCGAGCTTCGGGAACGTGCAGGTCATGGGCCCAGCGGCCATCGGTGCGGCCGACGACGCCGGCGCGTACGCGGTCGGCCAGCCACTCGACCTGATCGCCCCGTTCCCCGACCGAGGTGACCTGGTAGGACCAGGCCGCGTCCGCATGCCAGTCCCAAAGCGGCGGTCCGCCGAACTCGGCGGGCAGCGAGTCGAGGATCGTGTACGGGGCGGACGCGGGCTCCCACCCGGACTTCTCCTGCACACGCGGCAGTTCACCGATTCCGCACGGGCGGCCGGTGGCGTGCTCCACGAGCGCCGCGAGCGCGCGGGTCACCGGCAGGCGGGCGGTCACGGCAGCACCCCATCTGCCAGGGCCTGGATGAACGCCGGTTCGGTCTGCCGGAACGCGGGCTCGACGTGCGGGAACGGCGGCTGCCGGTAGTGCCGTCCGATCGAGTCCACGCCGACGAAGCCGTACTCCAGCCGCCTCGCCTGCGGGGCATCGGAGAACACCTCCGCAGTGACCTCGCCGCCGCCGGTACGCATCCGCACGTCCCAGGAGGCACGGTACTGCCCAGTGATCACGTTCGGGCCGGGCCTGCCGCTCGCGTTCCGCTGGATGCGGACCCGTAGCAGCATGGCGTGGTGCCGCGTGATCGTCCGCGTGCGGGCGCGGGTGGCCGGACCCATCCGGGCCAGCGCGGCGGCCAGCGCGATCGGGTCGCGGAAGGCGGTCGCGTCCGGGTGGGCGTTGGGGTGCGGGTTCGCCAGGGCCATCAGTCGATCACCTGAACCCGCACGATGCGCACCACGCTGTAGGTGCTCACTGCTTCGTCGGAGACACGGAACCTTCGACCCACCAACTGCGGGTCACGGGGGCCTCCGGGTCGGACAGAACCGGCCACGCGAATCACGTCGTCGCGCCGCAGCACCGGGGCGTCGACCGGCAGCACGGCCTGGTAATCGGTGGTCGGCGGCTCGACGGCGACCGACCCGCCCACGGGCTGGGTGATGGCCGGGCGGCTGAGCGGCATCACCGCGCCAAGCCCGTCCCAGACCAGTTCCTCATCCGGCGCGGGCGGCACGAGCCGGCCCGTGATCTCGTCCAGCACGTCGTCCGTACGGCCTGCGCTGTCCCGCCACGCTTCCAGCTTGTCGTCCAGGATGCGGCCGACTACTCGGCGGGCACCCTCCACGTCAAAGGCCACGAGCCCACTCCCCGAGCTGGGTGAGCATCGCCTTTGTCAGCGAGTACGGCTCGGTGCCGAGGTCGAGGCGGGCCAGCGCGGCGCGCTCCAGGGCCTCCGGGTCGATCGCGTCAAGGAACACGGCCGCTGCTGGGCCGTGGTCGGGGAGGTCTGCAACCGTGACGCGGGCCATCCCGGACCACTTGATGTCGTCGCGGTCCGCGACGTGCAGCAGGACCTCGGGCCGTTCCCCGGCGAAATGGCTGACGGAGTACGCCTTGACGGCGCTCGGGTCGATACGCGCGCCGTCGATCTCGATGTCGGCCCCACCGGCCCGCGCAGTGATCTCTACACGCCGGGCGGCCGTGTTGTTCGTCTGATCCATTCAGCCGACGCTAGGAGAGCTGTCGGACACCTCGAGGCGGTGGGAACTCAGCCCCGGTTGACACCGTCCCGTGCCCGGCCAACCGCACGCATTGTCCTGGCGACGGTCTGCGAGTTTCTCCGTCGGCCCGTTAACTCTTGGCGACGGGCCTTCTGGGCACGATTCGCAGTACGTACGCTGGCCACAATGCTCCGATCAGCGAGGGGAAGCCGACGTGAATGAGAGCGTTATGTTGGGGGACCGACTCCGGGTGGCACGCAAGACGCGGGGACTGTCCGCCGCGCAGCTTGCCCAGCGGGTCGCGGTCTCCCCCAGCCTGGTGCAGAAGCTGGAGTCCGGCGCGCGGAAGGCGACGCCGAGCCTGATTCTCGCGCTGTCGAGGGCCCTGCATTTCGGCCCCGAGGTGCTGACCGGTCAGCCGTACTACGGAGACCCCGAGGCCGAGGACGGAGTGCACGCGGTCATCCCGGAACTGCGGCGCATTCTGCTGTGCTTCGACACGCCAGACGAGTTGGAGACCCGTCCCCGCGCCCTGCCGGTTCTGGCCTCCGAGGTGGACCAGATAGCAGCTCTCCGGCGTGATGCACGGTACGTGCCGATGGGGCCGCTGCTCCCTCCGGTGATCACGGAACTGACCCACGTTGCTCTCAGCGCGCGTGGCGATGAACAGCAGAAGGCGTTCTGGCATCTGGCCCGCACGTACCGTGCGGTCAACAGCCTGGCCCACAAGATGGGGCACCACGACCTCGGCAATACGGCCTTGGAAAGGGTGAGGTGGGCAGCCGACCGCAGTGGCGATCCGCTCATGCAGTTCACGGCCGGGTTCCTGGTGGCGGGGTCGATGCTGCGGCAAGGAGCTACTGAGTCGGCTCGTCGCAAGCTCAAGGGCCTGCGGCACGAGTTGGAGCGGGCCCAGCCGGAGCACTCGTACACCGACGACGCGCTTGCGGTCGACGGGGCACTGCTGCTGAAGCTGGCGGTCGTTGAATCGCGGGACAACAACCCCGATGCGGCGGAAGAGTTCCTGCGCGAAGCAGAGCAAGTGGCGCTGATGGCCGGCAACCGGGACAGCCTGGCCTACGAGATGAGCTTCGGCCCCACAAACATCAAGATCCACTCGGTGCATACGTTGATCGACACCGGCGACAGTGAGCAGGCCCTCGCCCGGCTCGCTGAATGGGGACAGGGCGGAGCGGCATGGGCGCCACCTGCCTCCACGGTGGGTGAGCGATCCAGCCACCATCACATCGACGTCGCCTCCGCACGCCTGGCGGAAGGTGACCGCGGCGGAGCGTTCGCAGAGCTGAGGCGAGCCCGGAAGATCGCGCCGAACCACACGCGATTCCACCCATCCGTGCGCGAAACGCTCGGCTCGCTGCTGCGCATGGACACGCACCCGTCAGCCGAGTTGTCCGCGTTCGGCACCTGGGCCGGAGTCGCGTAGCACAACTCCCTTTACTCTCGCGGGACTTGGCCTGTATTGGGTGCGGACAGTTTGTCCGCGCACACCCGCCTCCGGAGTGGAATGGTCCTCTCACACTCAGTTGTGAGGGGGCCTTTCCTATGTCGGACGCGATCCCGACCACTCGACTGCCAAGGTGGATGCCTCTCGGCAGCGAGCCGGAGTTGTGTCCCGCCGGCACGTGGTGGGACGCCATCCGTGCACCCGAACATCTGGGCCGCAGGGCCGTAGAACTCATCGAGGAGCAAGGGCTCCCTGTGGGCTCCGTCGTCCTCGACGACGGCGGCCGTGAGCCGCGCATGTACTTCCTGACGCCGGTCGGCACCGCTGAACGGTGGGAGGAACAGGGCACTGTCGCGTTGGGACCGTCCTGCCACGTCCTGGTCCCGTCGGCGAAGCGGACGTCCGGCCCCGGTCTCCACTGGTACCGGCTGCCCACCGGCCCCCGTGCCGTGATCTCACCTGACGGGCTTCACCGCGCCCTGATCAAGGCGCGCCGGGAGCGCGAAGGCCCCATTAGGACTCGCTCTGCGGCCTGAACTCCTCCCCGTGGGAGCTGCCGCAGAGCGGCTAGGCGCCGCCCCACCCACTCCCCGTGGGGCGGCACCCGCCGGTCTCCGGCGGATGCAAGTGATTGTTCCAGCACGTCCGACACACAGAGAGGATCAACCGTGCCTCAAGCCAGGCGAGAAAAGAAGGATCACCTGATCTACGCGGACGTCGTGGACTCCAAGTCCAAGGCGGGCGTGTGGATGGGTGAGCGGGCCTCCTTCCAGGAGAAGCAGGGCCGCATCATCGAGGCGCTCAAGGAGCAGACCGACTGGGTCGAGCTGAAGGACGCGATCATGGTCATCGGCACCGACCCGGCCGGCATCACGGTCATCGCCCCCAACCCGACCCTGCCCGGCGTGATCGTCCTCGCCGACGGTGGCTCCCCGGCCACCTCGGCGAAGCTCCAGGCCACCGCGGAGGAGAAGGTCCGCGCCGTCATGGGCGAGCTCGGGATCGCCGAAGAGGAAACGGCGGCCTGAGCAACATGGCCGTCCCCCGGATGCTGTGGGGGAAGTACTTCCAGTACGAGCGGGACGGGGAAGCAGTTCTCCTCGACCCGGTCGGGCTGGACAGTGTGTTCATCGACTCCGGCGAGGTCCACGACCTCGCCGGGGTCCCCCCGACCGCGACTCATGAAGCCCTCGCAGGGCTCGGCTTCACCTCCGACGGCCCCGTGGCCGACCGGCGAGAAGCACTCCGTAACCGTCTTCGACTCCTTGGGCTCGACGCCACACCTGACCGCATCAGTGGTCTGCGCGTAGTGCTCACCGACCGCTGCAACATGGCCTGCACTTACTGCTTCGTCGATACGAACACCGGCAAGCCGGACATGACGAAGGAGGAGCTGTCGGAGGGCCTGGAGTTCCTGTTCGAGCAGAACGCCGGCCAGGAAGAGGTGTCCATCCAGTGGTTCGGCGGCGAGCCGACGATCCGCTTCGACCTCATGCAGTACGGCGACCGGCTCGCAGACACCCTCGCCGACCGCTACGACGTCGCAAGGGTCCGGCGCACGGTCGTCACCAACGGGGCCCGTCTGACCGACGAAGCCCTCGACCACTTCGTCGCGTACGAGTACGGGGTCGGCATCTCCATCGACGGCCCCCCAGGCATCAATTCCGCCCACCGCCTCCTGCTCGGCGGACAGCCCGCAGACGACCGCATCCGCCGCAACGTCGCCCGATTCGTCGAGGCGGAGGGGCTGCACGTGGGCTGCAACCTCACCCCAACGGCCGCGAACATTGGGCGCTTGGGCGAAACTGTCCGGTGGATCATCGATGACCTCGGGCTGAAGTTCATCTACGTCAACACTCCCATCCCGACTGCGGGCCGCTGGCAGGTAAAGGGCGCCGACCTGGCTCAGGAGCTGTACGAGGCCCGCCTGGCCGCCCTGGGTCGCGGCGGAATGCTGTTCTCTGTCCTCGACCGCGCCTTCCAGGCCCTCGACACCCGACGGCCGATGCTGTTCGACCACATGCAGGGGGACCGCAGTCTGAACGCCGCCCTGCTGCCCGGCAACCGGGTCAGCCTGTGCGACATCAACTTCACCGAGCCGTCGTTCCTGCACACCCTGGACGAATTGCGGGCCGATCCCGGCCGCCTGGCTGGTGTGGGGAAAAACGTCGCACCCATTCCCGAGTGCGGGAACTGCCCGGCGCTCGCCATCTGCGGCGGCCCCTCCCGCAACGAGCAGGCCCTCGTCGGAGGCACCAGCCCTGATCCCGAGATGTGCGCGTTCTACACGAGCACCGTGGAGATCGCCGTGTGGGACAACACGGGGGTGCAATGA